CAGAACGGGCTGAATCAATTCCTGCCTGGTATGTTGATTTGCCAGAGGATCAAGAAGATAAAATCTTTGGTGCAGGTACTGGCCTGTCGTCTGATCTTCAGTTCTCAATGGATAAAGCCATGCATCAGGCAAAGGTTACTCTTGGTGATAAGATTAACAACAGTGTGTCTGGTGAGTTCAAAACTTACATGGCAGATAACTCAGCCATTGGTACTGGAATGGCAGTCGAAGAAACTCAAAAAGTTTCAAAGTCTGGATTCAAGAATGTTGATGTTTCAGAATATTCTGTCATAGATAAAGCTGTAACAATGGAAGGCATGGGATTCCGTACTTATGTTCTTATGAGTGTAGATCCAGGTGGTCGTAAGAATACTCAGCCAACAGTATCTGTTGATGATGTTCAAGCAGCTCAAGAAAAAGCACGTACAGCTTTGGATAATCTGTAATGGGAAAGACAATTGTTATCTGTGGATTCTTGGCATGGGCGCTAGTTTGGATCGTCGAGAATGGACGTGTACCATGTAACTGCGCCGTGCCAATGCTTCCTGAGAATCATTTCATCGAGGAAACATTTGAAACAGAAACATGCGTCGATAAAGATCGAAAAACAATAGTAACTCGTAAAGTAAGTTCAGCAAAAGTTGAGATTGGAGAAGGAAATGAATAAGCTACTTTTAGTACCTGTTTTAGTAATGTCAGGTTGTGGATACGCAAATGCGGCATCGACTATGGACCATTACAAACAGGTGATTATGAAAAAGCCCTACACGGTTGAGGTTTGCTCGGATGTGTCGACGTCTGGTGATAGAACCGGTGATGCTCTCATGGGAGCGATTATCGGTGGTGCTCTTGGCAATAACATTAAAGGAGAAGAGAATGGTGGAGCAATCGGAGCTGTTATTGGTGGCATGCTTGGTCACGCAAATAGTGACGCTAGTGGTGGTACTAAGAGAGTGTGCAAAATGGAAAAGCGCTATAACGAAGAACGCCAAAGTATCTACTCACACTCAACCGTAACGTTTACGCATGAGGGTAAGGAATATACAGTGAGGTTTCAGAAATAATGAAAGCGCATCAGTCATCATTGATCGGTGAGTGGGCTCGTGAAAACGGGTTTGATCATATCGCTAAGAATCATCATCCACAGGAAGTTGCTCGTCGCCGCCAACAAGGAGTAAAGAGGTGGCACGAGGAACAACGTCGTAAACAACAAGAAGAATACCAAAAGTCTCGTAGATAATCGTTCTAGTATAAATAGCTTTATGCTTAAGTTTAGAACATTTATTCTACGGGAGGATGCGTTGCCAAGTTACGGACGAATGTCTGGTGCTGAGTTCCTTAAAGTGAATTCACAAACCGGTGAACCTAGGATTGATGTTCTACGTAAGGCAATGAAAGATGGCATAGAGATTCCAACGATTAATGGAGTAATGATTAAAGTTCTGAATAGTCCTGAAAACCAAAAAGCGGTTGACAGACTAGAAAAAGCAGAGACTAATCGTGAAAAATTAAAAACAAATACAGGCGAGATCGTATCATCCGAGATCGGTAAGTCTCGTATATTCGGTGGGGCCGGTGTCGGTGGTGGACGTACTGGAGATACAAAGAAAGCTGAGAGTCTGCAGTGTTTATATTGTGCAGCTATGACAGCTACAGGTAAAGTAGAACCTTTTGAGTATTACAACCAAGAGCGTTTACAAAAGGCATCAAACAGAGCGTTACTTGATGGTGCTACGTTTGAAAGTATGATGGAGCTCGATCCGTCATGGCACTATTCAGGTTATTGGACAGCAAAAACTCTTATCAATAAAGGATATATCGATAAAACTATGACTTTTCATCGTGGCGATAAAGTCATGAAATCGATATACAGCGCAAAAGATACCGCTGTTAAAAACTCAGGTCTTGCTAAATTCACTGATGATAAATGGAATCCAGGTGATATATGGGCAGTGAAGTCTGGATATTCACCATCTCGTGATCTACCTACTGAGTCTATTCAAGAATTAAACGACGCACTTGTAAAACACCTGAACGAGAAAAAACTTATAGGTATCTCACTAAAGAAGTTAACAAAAGAAAATGGTATCAAGTGCGAAGTACTTAACGTTGAAAGCGATACAGAAGTACACAGCTTTAACAGCGCGAGTCTAATGACTACATTTGCTAGAATGGGCTCTAACTTCTGGCGTAATCAATCTGGTACGATTGTTTTTGATCGTGATAGTGGAATGACTATTAGAACATCAACGAATCTTGCCGCTCCCATCGTAGAGCTTAAGCTAAAAACTGCACGTGGTGGTAGTGGAGGCTGGAACGAAATTACTAATTCTTTTAAGAATAGATTGAATTTAAGCATTCCAAATAACGATACTCTAAAAAGAGAATCGAAAGACTTAAATACCAAAGGTGACAAATCTAGATTCGCAATGAAATATTATAATCTAGCGAAAAAAGTTCATTCGAGTCTCGATAAAAATCAGTTTATGGAAGGACTCGTTAGTAGTACTCACGCAAAAGTACATAGTAAACTTGCAGCAATAATCGTTACTGCCGCACTGGTAGATAATAAAAGAAATGGAAAAGCTGATTTAGTTATTACTGATCTGGTAAATTACGCTGGATCGAAGTCAGATATATCGTCTGCATATTTGAAAGTATATCAATAATGAATACGTTCAGTAGTTACATAACTGAGAATAAGAATACTCACATGACTCACATCGAGGACAAGGTTGTTTATGGTGGAGTCAATGGTGCACGTCAAGCTATCATGGCTCTTCGTTCACTACGGGACATGTTAGGAGGTGTGAAAGGTGGAAGCGTATCTGTTAAATGGGACGGTGCTCCTGCTGTCTTTGCTGGGATTGATCCTAGCGATGGTCGATTCTTCGTGGCGAAAAAAGGGATCTTTAACAAGTCTCCCAAAGTATACAAGAGTAATGCTGATATTGATGCTGATACTAGTGGCGATCTCAATGACAAGCTTAAGCAAGCTCTTAAGTATTTACCTGATCTAGGAATTAAAGGAGTAATTCAAGGTGATTTTCTGTTCGGTCCGGGCGATCTTAAAACGTCTCGCATCAAAGGAAAGAGTTATCTTACGTTCCATCCCAATACAATTATTTATGCAATACCGTCTGGCACGGAAATGGCCAAGCAAGTCAAGGCAGCAAAAATTGGAATTGTATGGCATACGAGCTACTCAGGATCATCATTCGAAAGAATGAAAGCATCGTTTAACTTTGATGCCAGTAAACTTAAAAAATCTAAGAATGTATTCTTTCAGGATGCTCAACTAAGAGATCTAACTAATTATACCATGTCTAAGAAAGATACCGATGAGGTGAATGCACTCTTGTCTTCTGCGGGCCGTACGTTCAATAAGATTGCTGGTTCAACGTTACGGCAGTTGGAGAGCAATCCGAAGTTAACACAGTTGATTGAGACTCATGCGAACTCCTACATCCGTGCTGGTCAGGTACCACCTGATCCAAAGAAAAGAGTACAGGCATTGATTAAGTTTATTCAACAGCGGTTTAAGAAAGAGATAGATAAACGTACAAGCCCACAGGGTAAAGCAACTCAACAAAAAGCTATGGACGATATTCTTTCTTTCTTCTCAAATGAAAATAAAACTAATCTAGAAATGGTATTTGAATTGCAAAGAAATATCGTTTTAGCGAAACTAAAACTTATAAATACATTAAATAAACTCGGAAAAGTTGATACTTTTCTAAAAACGAACAAAGGTTATCGAGTAACAGGACAAGAAGGGTATGTTGCAATCGATAAACTTGGTGGTGATGCAGTGAAAATCGTTGATCGTATGGAGTTTTCATACGCCAACTTTTCACCCGATATATTAAAGGGATGGGATACACCAGGGAGAAGTTAACGAATGTTTTCGTTCAAAGACTTATTAGCTACGCCTGATGCGTATGCTGGTTACGATGATCAGCTAAAGTATCGTAAGCAAAAACAAAAGCGGATGGGTTACGAAGAAAAGAAACCCGCCGAAGAAGAACTCTCTATCTCAGGCAGGCGCAAACTGGCCCGCACAATGAAGCGCCGCAAATCCCAGTTAAAAAGAGCTCGTGAAAGAGCTAAGAAACGTATGGCCACTAAGGACGTGCTTGCAAAACGTGCACGTCGTCAATCTAGAGCAGCTGCCGCTAAAATGTTAACAAAGGGTAAGGACAAGGCAAGTTTATCAGTAGCGCAAAAGAAGAATATTGAAAAGCGCTTAGCACAGACAGGTTGGCAACAACGTGTGGCTACGCTGACAAAAAGAACGATGCCTAAGGTTCGTAGAGCTGAGATATTGAGAAAGAGATGATCCCTAGTTTTAAGAGTTATCTAGTTGAAGAAGAAAAGGTTGTTTATTTTACTTTCGGTAGAATGAACCCACCTACCATTGGTCATGAAAAACTTTTAAATAAGTTATCATCTGCATCAAAATCAAATCCATATCGGGTTTACCTTTCACAGTCTTCTGATAATAATAAGAATCCACTCAAGTATAAAGATAAAGTTAAGTTTGCACGTAAGATGTTTCCAAAGCATGCCCGGCAAATCTTGATGGACAATAAGATTAAAACACCTTTTCATGCGATGGCCAAGTTACACGATGAAGGATTTAAAAAAGTTGTAATGGTTGTTGGTTCTGATCGTGTAAACGAGTTTGATGCACGATTAAGTAAGTACAATGGTAAAAAAGGTGCACACGGCTTCTATAACTTCATGTCAATTGATGTGATGTCAGCGGGTGAAAGAGATCCAGATGCTGATGGGGCTGAAGGTATGTCAGCATCAAAGATGAGAGCTGCAGCGAAGGATGATGACTTTCCAAAGTTTGCTCAAGGTTTACCGAGAGCTATTTCCAACAATGATGCAAAGAGTTTATACAATACAGTTCGTAAAGGTATGGGCCTGAAAGAACAAAAGCAATTTAAGAATCACGTACAACTTAAATCAGTGTCAAATGTGCGTGAAGATTTTGTTGATGGGATGTTCCAACCCGGTGATGAAGTTGTAATTAAAGAAACAGACATGGTTGGTACCATTATACGTCGTGGCTCTAACTACCTGATTGTAGAATCAAATGGCCAGATGATGCGTAAATGGCTTGACGCAGTCGAGATACTTGAAAAGAAAAAATCAAAAGAACGAGTTAAGATGGCTAAACAGGATCCAGACATTGGTGGAAGACCTGGTACACAGCCAAAGGTATATCATGCTGGGCTATCGAAAAAACAAAAAGTAGCTCGGGATCGGCAGTTCAAGCGCCAGGCAAAGATGGATGATGATAATCCAGCAGCTTACAAACCAGCACCTGGTGATAAGACCGCTAAAACGAAACCAAGTAGGCATACAAAGAAATTCAAACAAATGTTCGGAGATGACTAATGAAATTCAAAGAGTACATTGAAGAAAAGGCTGAGGCCGGCTTAAAAAAGAAAGCTGAAAAATCAGGTATGCCATTAGGTATTCTTCGTAAAGTTTACAATCGTGGTATGGCCGCATGGCGTACAGGCCACAGACCAGGTACTACTCCACAACAATGGGGCATGGCACGGGTTAACTCATTCGTAACGAAATCATCAGGAACATGGGGCAAGGCAGATAAAGATCTTGCGGCTAAAGTAAGAGGATCAAAATGAAAACCTTCGAACAAATAAGAGAAGAGCTAAAACATTCTGTAACGGAAAGCGTTAACAGAATTGCAAATGCACATGATGCTGCAGCGCATGCGCATGATCAAGCTGCTATGACAAAAAGAATGGACCTAGCAACTAAAAAGCATCATGAAACCGCAGCCATGCATCACGGTCAAGCTGCTGACCATTTAAGAGCTGGAAATCACGATAAAGCTCATGCTTCCATGACACAAGCGGAAATTCACTCACGAAAAGCTGCCCGTAGTAGTGATAAGAAAATTTCAAGTGAGGTACACAGCGATACTAGATCTGTTAAGGCTCAACATAATAGTTTTCATAAAGCAAAAGCTCCTCAGGCATCAACACCACCAAAGAAGCCGTCTATCGGTCAAAGAGTAAAGAGTTTCTTCAAAAAAGAAGACACTGAGAAACTCGATGAGATCTCTCCAGAACTCATGACTCGGTACGCAAAGAAAGCAATTCCGCAACAGTTTAAGAAACACCAAGACGCACGTATGCGCGGTCATGACTATATGACTAAAACAGGTGGTGATGCTAAAGCTAAGAAAGCACAAGCACAGGCCGATCGTCGTAAAAAAGGTATTGACAGTGTTCGTAAAAGAATGGATCCTAAGGATCGAGGTCAATATAAATCAGGTAGAGCTTCAAGGCCACAGGGTGGACTACGTCCAGGCAAAGGATCTTCTTATCATGTAGATCCATCTAAGATTGGTGGTTTTAGAAGTAAGTATTTAGATCAATAGGAGAAAGTAATGCCGTTAAAAGTATCAGACGGAATAGGGGCTTGGATCAAAGACTTCCAGAAGTCTGATGCTCCACAGTTCAAGGGTAAAAACAAAGATGAACGTAGAGATATGGCTGTAGCTGCTTACCTAACTGCGAAACGTGGACCATTGAAGGATGAAGATGTTCGTCAGGAAGCAATGACTGCAAAACAAAAAGCAGATATGGATAGGGCTATGGCAGCATTTAAGAAACGTGGTGGCAGGGTAAAAAAGTTACCACCAGGTAGAGCTCAGGGTGCACATGGCAAGGATGATCCAGCAGCAGGTATGCGTGGTATGCTAGATCGTGGCGATACTAAAAAGTTTAAGACTCGTAAAAAGATTCGTTCTATGGGTGAAGGCGTAATGGAAGCCGTAGATCCTAAGATGCGTAAGGTAAAACAATTGGCCACACTTGGTCTGGTTGGTAAATCAGACGTCAACAAACTAATGATGGCCATGAAGTCAATGGACGCTGGTAAAGAAGTAAAGCCACAGCATCGTAAGATTATCTTTGACGCATTCGGTGACCTTATTGATTTAGTCACAGGCGATACTCAAGTATTCCAAAAGGCTAAGAAAAAAGTTAAAGAAGAATATCAATATGGTATGGGTACGCCTGAAGCAACTAAACACGCAAAGAAAATGACGCCTGGTCAAAAGACTGACAAGGATAATCCGGTTGATGAAGCAGTAAATTATAAATTTGTTGCGATTGATCGCGTCGGTAAAGTTATTGGATTTGCCTCTGACTTTAGAGATGCAAAGAATATGGCAAAGCGTGGCCACACAATGGATTCGCCAAGTAAAGGTAGAGGCATAGTTGGTAGAAACAAAGCAAAGGTTGTTAAACTTCATAAACCTTTATCACCCAAAAAAGGTGACATGATGGTCGGCAGAGAGTTTGACATACGTCCAGGCAAAGGAGACAAAACTGTATTTTCGATTGGACTGGATGAAAAGAAATTAATGAAAGGTATCGAAGTTGATGATGATACTTTAAGAATGTTTAAGGCCAACCCAAACTTGGTTAGAAAAAATAGTCCTGTGTTTAGAAGGTTAGATCCTAAAACTCAAAAAGCAGTTAAGAAACATCTGGGAATACGATAATGGATAGATGTCATAAGTGCGGTCATAATTGTCATTGTGGAGAAGAATGTCAAGAGTGCGTGAATGACGTTTGTTATAATTGCGATTGCGATAACAGTTACCACTACATAGGTGAGAAACGATGAAACGGTTCAAAGAATTTGCAGAAGGCAAAAAAGCTTCTACCGACGCGCCAAAAGGTCCTGAGTCTTATGAGGCTCAGTACAAACGACGTTTGGTAAAAACCACAGATCCTGAGCATAAAGCAAAAGGTTACAAGTGGAGAATCAAAGGTAAGAAGAATAGTTCACTTACTAAGAAACTCTATAAGACAAAACCAAGTCAATCAGAGTTTAATAGTCAGATGAGAAGGATTGCGGCTTATGAGTTTGGATAAGTTCAAACAATACCGAGAGGATCAGATCGATAATATATGTGAAGGCATGTATGACGATTTAGAGTTGGAAGAAGCCGAGTATCAGGGTAGAAAAGTTACCTTGAATGATCCTATTCGCACGTCTGAAGATCCGAATAAAAAATTTAAGGTGTATGTAAAGAACGAAAAAGGCAAGGTAGTTGTCGTACGGTTTGGTGATCCAAACATGAGTATTAAAAGAGATGATCCTGCTCGGCGTAAAAGCTTTAGAGCAAGACACAACTGTGATAATCCCGGTCCCAAAACTAAGGCAAGATACTGGTCATGTTACCAATGGAGAGCCGGTGCAAAGGTTGATAACTAAAATGAGTACTGACCAAAGACTCGATAGAATCGAAGAAAAGATCGATCGACTAGCGGATGCTATGGTTGACTTAGCTCGTGCTGAGGAAAAGATAGCAGCTTTGGCAGAATCTCAATCGCACCACACCGAAAGATTAAATAAATTATCTGTAAAGATAGATGAGATCGGGGCAATAGCCTCAGATAATACTAGAACGGTCCAGACAATCAATAAACTGTTCTGGGTGGTAATGGCTGTAGCAATAGCAGCCATTGTAAATAACATCTGGATGTAGGAGTAAAGCAGATGGATAGAAAAATGATTGAAGGTGTCCGGGCCGCACTGAACGATATGGCCGAATTTGAAAAGGCTCAACAAGCCGCTAAAACAGCAGAACTTAAGAATCATGCAAACGACATGTTTGAAGGTCTAGATGACGATGACAAAGATACGTTGATGAAGGTTGCTAAAAAATTAAAGAAAGCAAGTGCAACTCATGACAAGCAGTCTAAGTCAATTATGAAAGATCTTGAAGACGATACTAAAAAAGAAGAAAAAGAAATGGATCCAGTAGATCCTAAAGCAGCTGCTAAAAAGTTTAAGGATCGTAAAGATAAAGATATTGACAACGATGGCGATGTCGATAGTTCAGACGAATATCTACATAAAAGAAGAAAGGCAATTGGTAAGACCATGAAAAAAGAAGATACCGATATTCGCGGTAAGTTAATGTCAATCTGGGAAGACGCTGCTGAAATCACAGAAGCAGATCGTGCTAAACACTATAAAGGTGCGACTAAGCCTGAAAACATGCCAAAGGACGATGCACGTTCAGACAAAAAAATGATGGATGGTAGCCCCTCAGAAAAACATGGCAAGGGTGAAAAAGAAGATCCTGAGTCAAAGAAGGCTGAGGATTCAACAAAGGCAGCACCTATGCGCAACAACGATAACAAGCAAGGTGATAAGGCTATCATGAAGTCAGCTACACCAGATCATCCTGCTCACAAGACTACCAAAGAACAGGTTGAAGAAATCAAAGCTGCATATGAATCAATGTATAAAAAGGAAGATGAAAATGGCTCTTAAACCAGGACCAAAGGGAAGTGTCCCTACAGCTCGTGGATGGGTGCATCCTCGTACAGGCGAACTCTTGAAAGCTATGAAGATTACTAAGGAACAGCTTGATGAATATCATGGTGTACAAATGATTGCTGAACCAGCTCCAATTGTCGAAGAAGATCCGCATGTTTATGCAGACGACATCGAAGCTGAGGTTCAAGAAGACATCGCACCAAAGCCAAAGAAGAAGAAAAAGAAAGCTAAAATCTCTCTATTTGGCTAATTGAATATATAACTTTATGATGATATTCGATGAGTTGACAGAAGAGAACGTAATACTGTATGCCGCCAAGGCATATTACAAACCTAAGTTCTCAGATATTGAAGAGTTTTACGAAGACCTGAAAAGGTTTAAGTACGTTAAGAGACTGGCCAATAGGTATATTGAACATGGTGAGCTTGCTGAGAGGTTAATCTTAAATCATTTAATCGTGATTTTTAACTCTTTCGGAAACGAACCTTCGATCAATATTTTAAAATTAAAGCTTGATGATAAACACTGGCCAGTAATTAAGCCATTCTTGATATATCTAAAGTATATCACGGATGACAAAGTTACTGGCTTTCCAATGGATCCGTTAGTTGTAAACAGGTTAAGAGAAATATGAGTATAATTAAACGTGGCGCAGATATGGTTTACACCTTCCGGTTTATCCGGATGCTGGTGCTCGATTGGAAAAAGTGGGATGCATGGAAAGAAGGTGTAATTGATGATAACGGTAAAAGAATCAAAAGTCAACCATTGGATACAGCAGCTAGGAAATCTTCCTATACTCCTTTCATTCGTCTTTGTGCTAACCTTAAACGGCTGCTCGGGAAAGTCCCCGGTCTTGGCTCAGGCCTTGGATCATTTGCCGCAGGTTTGTTTCTCATTAAAGAAAAATACAAACTATCCGACGATCAGCTTGAGAGGATCGTGTCTGAGTTCGGATTCGACCCTACTGACTTTCTAAGCGAAAATAGTGAATGGTTTATCCTTGAAGATGGTACACTCGCACCAGGCGTATATAGAATGAAGAACCCAAAAGTGTGTAATAGGACTCTGGATGAAATAGTGTTACCTAAAGATCAGGTTAAAGTTTTCAATAGTGATCCGGTAGGTGAAGTTTTTGGAATAAAAGTTTACGAAGCGACACATCTTAAGACAAATCAACCAGTGTATATAACTACAGGCGAACTCTACAAATGATGCACGAGACTCCCCGTATTCCAAGAAAGAAAGGCCAGAGGCGAAATAGCCCTAGCCATTCTGATTTGTATACGGATGAAAACCCAAAAGGTACAATTCACGGCCTAGGTTTTAAGGATGTTGAAACTGCAAAGGCGAGTGTAGCAAAGATTAAACGTTCAGGTAAGACTCATGCTCATAAGATACAAGCGGCTATCGCTATGGAGCAAAGAGCAAGAGTCATGGGTAAAACGGCCGAGGCCGCAGTTTATAGAAAGTATATAAACGCCATGAAAAAGAAAACGAAAGAAATGCGTAAGGAAGGTTTCAAAACCGATGCAAATCGTAAAGCAGCATTTGCAAAGATGGGTGATAAGAAAGAAGATACTGGAGTTTTAAGTCCTGAGCAAGAAAAAGAAAGAGCCAAGCGTTTGGCCATGATCAGAAAGAATCGTGCAGATGACGCTAAGGCTCGGCAGAAAGAAAACGATAAACAAAAGCAGATGACTCAGAAAGAAAGTCTGTGGGATAACATTCGTAAAAAGAGAGAAAGAATCAAGCGTGGTTCTGGTGAACGAATGAGAAAGCCTGGAGAGAAGGGTGCACCAAAAACTTTAGACATTGGTGAAATCACTACAACCGCTAGTATTCCAAACCCCGCTCAAACTGCAATGGGTCCTACGGGCAAGGGAATGGTTTCTTATGTACACGATCGTCGTAAAAGAAAGAAAGATCACTACGCTTTGGTAAAACGATTTAAAGACTACTTGGTGCAAAACGGTGTGATCTAATGTTAAAAGTATATGCTGCCATCTTTGTGATTGGCGTTGTTGGAGCAGCTGCATACGGTGCTAAGTACTACTACGATACGACTCAAAACACTATCTCTACTTTGCAAAAGAACAACGCTCAACTTGAGGTTGCTGTTCAAACTGCAAACGAAAGCGTAGATACACTCAAAGCTGACATCACAAAGCTTGGTGCACTCAATAGAAATTTACAATCACAGCTGCAGAAAGCAGAGCAGTATGGTGATGAACTCAGACAGAAACTGAGTAAGTTGAATCTTGTGGTAGAAGCACTTAAAGATTCGAAACAATTAGAAGGAAAGATGAATGGAGCGTCAGCCGATTTGTGGCGTGGGCTCATGGACGATACCGGTAATACTAATGACGTCCCTCTTCCTCAGTGGCTGCAGTCGCCTAATCCCGGAGCCGGAGATCAAGACAGTAGTCAAGGTGGAGAGAGTACAGATACCAACGGTAGCTCGACCGAAACCACTCCAACTGAATGATACCAGAGTCTTCGTTGTAACCGAGGAAAACTTTGATGAGTTCATAAAAGAGTTCTCAGAGATCTACGGTGACGTGGCCTTTGTTGCTTTAAGTATGAAAGATTATGAGAACCTTGCGCTCAACATTGCAGACCTTCGGAGATATATAAATCAACAGGGTGAGATTATCGTATACTATGAAGAGGCAGTAACAGAGGAACCAGCTGGCGACTAAAATAGATAATGTCTGATATCATTTTAGAAATATATAATTCAGAAGAACCATTCTTTTCAAACTACAAAAAGAAGTTAAAAGGCTTAAATGAAGTAATTAACAGTCACAATACACATTTTGAAGGATGTTTGTTTTATAAATGTATTGATGGCGGTATTAAAGAAGATCTTGAACCTAGGTTTTTATTAAAACGAAAAGTGTTTTCTATTTTTGCAAAAAATGCAGATGTGATGGTAGAAATTGGAGTTAATGGAGGACACAGTACGCTACTTGCTCTTGAATCAAACTTAAATTTAAAGTATTACGGAATTGATGTTTGTTGTCATAGTTACGCCACTGCCGCAATGCTTTTTTTAAAAGAACACTACGCTGATAGAACAACATTTATAAAAGGCGATTCGCAGAAAGTATTACCTAAACTATTTGACTTACATCCCGAATTAAAAGATAAGCAAATTGCGTGGGTAATAGACGGTGGACATCAAATTGAAATTGCAAGTTCAGACTTAAAAAATATTATAAAATTAGGAAAGCCTGGAGAATTTATCTTATTCGATGACTATGCTTCAAACAGCAGTTTTGAGTTAATGTTTTTTAATGAAGTATTAAATGGAACAATATCAATTGAAAAAGAATTTAAAGACCAAGCAGTTTTAAAAATAAAATAGGAGACAGTAATGGACTTCATTATCGATCAGCTTGTCACATGGTGGCAGTTTACGGTTGTAGGTATTCTAATCATCATAGGATGGATCGCCAATAAGGTAGGCATCGATTGTGAAGAAGAGATCATCGGGTTCAAGTATAAGGAGATGCCACACCTTATGCCAATACGAATACCAACGGCAGGTAAAGGTTTCTGGGGTGCGATCTGGATGTGGATCACTGGAACCAGACACTGGGAACTCGCAGAAGACTGGCACTAC